AACTGCGCCACCTCGGCCTGGGCCTGCTGGACGGTGGGCTGCCCGTCCTCGCCGTCGTCCCCGAGGCCGGGGAACTGCTTGTCCCGCACCTTCGTGAGCATCTCGCCCAGTTCCTTCGCGCCCGGGAAGTCCCGGAACTTGAGGTACGTCGGCAGGATGATCGGCCCGAGGTTCGGCATCGCCTGGAGCATCTGCCCGATCTCCTCGGCGCCCTCCTGCAAGGCGCTCTGGCGCGTCTTGCCGATGCTGATGGCCACCGAGTAGATACCCTTCCTCAGATCGTAGTGCTTCACCACGGGCCGCGGAGGCGGAGGCATCATGCCTTGCGGCGGCATCGCGCCGGGGCCGATACCCTGCGGCGGCATCCCGGGCCGCATCGCACCAGGCCCCATGCCGGCAGGCGGCATCGTGCCCATCGGAGGCCCTTGCGGCTGCGGCATTGGGCGCCTCGTCTCCGGGTCGCGCACGAACGGCGCGTTGAGCATCACCGCGTCGGCCTTGTCCTCGTCGCTCAGCGTCCGAGCAATCCGCCCCGGCCGGTCGTAGATCGCCGGGATCAGGTCGAGGATCACCCGCGCCTCGAGGTTCATCGAGATGTCCGCCAGGTTGTGCATGTAGTGCGAGTTGCCCTCCTCGCCCTGCTGCTGCAACGCCTGAATCGCCTTCCCCGACTTCTCCCGGCTGCTCGTCCTCCCGAGCGACGGATCGTAAGTCGCCGTGGTCGCCTGGATCGCCTGATCCGCCATCTGGAGCAGCTGCATGGACACGCTGAGCCGACCGCCGTCTACCTGCGTCCGCTGCGGCGCCGGCAGCGCTGACCCGCCCACCATGACGAGCTTGTGGCGCAGGACCGGGAAGTTGCGCGTGTTGCTCTGCTGCCACTCCTGCTCGTACCCCTCGAACTGTTCCGCGTAGCCAACCCACGGGGCCTTGGGCTCGAGCGCCCCGAGCTCCACAGCGTTCGACGCCGCCGCGTTGTACATTTGCTGGCCGTCTTTCGCGTCCGCAATGATCCCGGTCCACCGCCGCTCCGAGTCGTACGGGTGAAGCTCCTGCCCGATGACGGGGATAAGCGGGATGAACTTCCCGTTCCACTCCCCCTCCTCAAGCACTTCCCAGCCGGTCAGGAGCGCGCGCTTGACCGTCACCTTCTCGCGCTTTCTGGTCTTCTTCTTGTCCGCCGGGCTCGTCACGTCCTCGAACGTCTTGACCTTCCAGAAATACTCGACCACGAGGACGGCCGCGTCCTCCCCGGCGCCCTTCACCCAGTCCGGCTCCTCGGCGAGCATCGAGGCCCAGTCCTGCGCGCTGTCGCCGGTCGTCTCGGCGTCAGGGAACTGCTTCTTGAAGTCCGACACGGCCATCCACTGCACGACGAACGCGAAGTTGCCGTCCGAGAAGTCGGGTTTGCTCGCCGAGGGGTCGAAGTACACGGCCTCCTGATGAAGAATCCGCTCGATGGTGATGCACTGGTCCATCGGGTCTTCGCTGTAGTCCTCGTACGCGGTGTTGACCCGGTACGCGCCCATGCCGCACTTGGCCGCACGCGCGAAAGCCCACGACCGCGCGATGTGCGCCTGGCTGTCCCGCTCGATGCGCCGATAGATGCCCTCCAGCACCGCGGCCGTCTCCGTCTCGGCGTCCGCGCTGAGCGGCTGGATGCTCACCCCGAGGTGCGCGGCGCGCTCCTGGTTCACGACCATCTGAATCGGCTGCGCGAGCCTCGAAATGCTCAGCATGGGACGCGCAGGGACCACCACGCCGCCGTCGATCCCGCCGCGGCGCGCGGCCTTCATGCCCTCGGTCCATTGCTCCTCGGGCACCTGAAAACGTAGGTCGTCCTTCTCCCGCTCGCGCTGCTTGCCCCATGCTGCCTCGGCCAGCTTGCGGTGCCGCTTCGCCTGGGAGAGCAGCTTCTCGTCTGCGGTGCCGGTCGGTTCGTCTTCCATGAGCAACCTCTAGGACAACAGCATCAACAGCAGAGACAGACCGACGCCCATCAGCATTCGATACGGTACACCCGCGGCAGGAGGGGACGCCGCGTCGTGGGATTCGGCCCAGAAGCTATCCCCCGGCTGCCAGCCGCGAGCCACTTGCCCCGTGGCGGTATCGATGACGACCAGCCTATAGCGGCTCACGCGGCTAGCTCCATGTGTACTCCCTCGAGACAGGCTGCTCGGAGTGCTGGCGCCGCTTGTCGCGCGGCTGCTGATACCGCACAGCAAGTCCGCGGGCCGCGTCCGCAGCATGTGAGGCAAAGTCGTGAACGGGCTCCTCGGTGAACCTGTTGAGCCGCTGGTTCCACGTCCGCTTGTAGTGCAACAGCGCCTCGAGCCCCTGCTTGCACTTCTCCTCGTCGAACCAGCACCGGCTGAGCGTGAGCTGTAGCGCCGTGATGCCGTCCGCTACCGCGATCTTCGGCGTGACCTCGAAGTTGATGCCCAGCCCCGCCGCGGCCTGCTTGCGCGTCGAGCCGCTGCTGATCTCCCGCACCTCGATGTCATGCGGCGCCCAGTGCTTGCCGTACGTGTAGGGCTTGCCCCGCACGACCTTGATGCTCGCTGGAAGTCCACCGCCCACGTCCTCGTGGTAGTCGATCAGCCGGATGGCCCCCATCCGGTCGGACTGGCTGAACCACACGGCCATCGCGTCGATCCCGAGATCCCAGTCCGTGTCCACCGCGAGCGCGGAATCGTACGGCACGCGCCCGATCCGCCCCTCCTCGCGCGCTGTCCTGAGCTCGGCACCGTAGAACGCCCCCTTGATCGCCGCCTCGCGCGACAGGAACCACTCCTGGTCGTACTCGGCCTGGCTCATCAGGCCTTGGAGCACGAGCTTGCGGTCGTCCTCCATCGCGCGCCGCAGCGCCTCGATGGTCGCGCCCTCTTCGCTCTCGAGCGACACGCTCACGTCCTGCCACAGCGAGAACCAGTCGGCCGATACCTTCGCGGCCTCGTACGTCGCGTACAGCTGGTCGGTGCCTTTGATCGTGCCGCTGAACACGGCGTAGCCCACATGGTCGGCAAGGCTCTTGCTCAGCACTTCCGAGAACGCATTGCCCGGAATCTGGCTGTACTCATCCAGGCTCAGCCCGCTCAGCGCAGGGCCGCGCAGGCTGTCCGGCTTGTCACCGCCAATGATCTGGACCTTGTTCCCGTTCGGCAGCGTGACGAGCAGCTCCGACTCGTTCGGCTTCGCGCCCGGCACGACGCGGCTGATCTCCTTGAGCGCGTCCCATGCGCCGGTCAGCTTGCCTTGGTGGTACGTCGGCATGACGTGCCAGTACACCCGACGCTTCATCAGGTCGCGGAGTTGGGCCGGCGTGATCTCGGGGAGCAGGAACCGAAGGCGCCGCTCTTCCCAGGCGTCGGCGAGCGCGGCGCGGAGATGATGGTTCAGGACTGCGGTCGTCTTCCCGGCGCGGCGATGCAGGACGAGCACAGACCACCGCTTCAGGCTGGCGTGGAATGCCTTGGCCCACTGGCGGGGGCGATACGGAATGGTGACTACTCCTGCCACTTGATCTCGATTGCGCCGCGGTGCTCTACCGTCTCGGTCAAGAGCCCGTGGTGCTTGGCCAGCATCTCAAGCGCCTTCGGCTTGTCCCACACGCGCACGCGGACCAGCGCGTCCTTCTGCCCGTCGCCCTTATCTACGTTGCCCGTTACAGTGTCCGAGTCCGACAGCGCCGCCTGGACGTGAGCCGGCATGTCCGCGAGCGCGAGCAGCTTTCCGTCAGGGCCGTATCGGTCGCTCAACTGGCTGAAGGCGATGCACGCAAGCTCGGCCATGACGCGCTCGGGGTCGCGCGCCTGCCCCAGCCCCCACGCCTTGATGGCCTCGGCAGCGAGGAGCCGCTCCTTCGCCTTGGCCTTGACCCGCGGCAGCTGTCCGCCATGTGTCGGGCACACAGTACCGCCAAGGATCGCCGCACGGTTGCACCGTGACTTGCGCCGGGTGCTCTTGCCGGTGCAGCGGCGCGCCTCGTCCACTACTTCGCCTTGTCCGCCATGAGCGCCCCGAGGATCGCCCCGAGGCTGCCGGGCGCGGCTCCGGCGGCAGTGCCGCGGAATCCCGCCTGGAGACGCTTCATGCTGGGCTTGCCCTCGCCCTCGGCGAACCAGGACAGCAGCGCCTCGTGAAGCGGGTTGGTGACGAGCGGCAGCATTCCTAGCCGCTGCGCGCCGAGCCGGCTGGCCTCGTACCGCTGTGCCTCGCCCTCGTCCGCGGTACTGCCGGGCACCGGGTAGCCGAGCCCCTGCGCGCTGCCCAGGGCGAGCGTGTAGGGGTCTTGTTCCCCATAGCGCCCCTCGGTGGCCAAGGCGGCGACCGAGGAGTCGCGGATCAGGTCTGCGAGCGTCATGACCTACTCGCTGTAGACGCGGACGGTCGCCGTCTCAGCCGAGGTGCAGACGAGGCTGATCCACCGGTAGTAGGCGGGCGACGTCTGCGGCTTGCCGAACGTTACGCACGCGCCCACCGGCAGCTTGGAGCTCGAGGTGGTCGCCGCGGCGGGGGTGTCGTACTCGTGGAACAGCCGGAAGAACGCCACGTTCGCCCCGTCGTTGCAGATCAGCACGGTCTGCCTCGGGGTCGAAAACGTGGTGGTGGCCGACGTGGCGGTAACGGACACGCTCACGAACGATGTCTCAGCCCACGCCGTGCCCACCAGGAGCGCCAGCGTCAGCGCGAGAGAGAATGCGATTCGCTTCATGTTCATTCCTCCATCAGTCGTTTGGCGCAGGCGTCTGCTTCTGCCTCGCCGTGATGCTTGGCGTGGCACGCCTCGTGCGCCGCCAGCCTCGTCCCGTAGGCTTGATCCCGCGCCTGAATCACTGGGCGGTAGAACATCACCCTGCCGTCCTTGTACCACCCTGCGGCGGGCACCTTCTCACCGGGGTAGTTGGGCTTCGACGCGGGGACCATGTAGACGGTCGTGGTGATGACCGCGCGGACGTGGACCCCGAGGAGAGAGGCGAAGCGTTGCGTCTCCGCGATGACG